TTCTCTAATGTTTCCATATTTATAAATTTTTGGTCCTACATAAGCTAAATTTCTGCGTAAATTAGTAGACTCTCCTCCTCCACTTCTTTCGTAATTAGAAGCTTTAGCCTCTTGTTGATAGAATGGATCGCCAACTAAAGAAGGTTCAGAAGCGTTATCTCTTAACATAGCGTCAAGAGGCTCAGATTGTCCTTCTTGATCTTTAGAGAATTTGCCCCAATAATCTGATCTTTTATTATATTTACGACTCATGTTAACAATAGTTACACATTCTGACTTTAAAAGTGACTTTTTAACTTTTAAGCTATAAACATAGGTTCAAAAGTTTCAGTCATATCTTCAACTTGAGTATTATTCATGTCAAAATAAATCTTGCACAACCAATTACCTAATACTAATGCAGAATAACTATCTTTTCTAGGTTTATCCGGTCCAGACTTACGTTTAAGATTTGCAGGAAGATCAAAATTTTGCATACCTTGAGCAGATGTTGTTATTTGTATAAGAGCGCATTCTGTTTTTGTAAGTAAAATCATGTCAGATAAATGTTCAACAAAATCAATCATCTTAGCTTCCTCATTTTCTTTATCAGTATCTAAAGCGTTTGAGAATTTTAGATCTGTTATTCCAATATGCTTTTTAGTCTGACTTCTAAAGTTATCGTCAATAGCGCGACTAGCAAAATATGTGCGACGATGATCAAAATTAGCTTGCAGCATTTCATTAGCTAATCTTATCCAACCAGAAGTGGGCTTTCTTAAGAAAACATATTTATAATCTGATCTATTGTATTCACTTTTTGCAGCGTATAAATTCTGAGCATATTCTTCTGGCCTTTCAAATTCAGTTACCATTGATTTTAAATTGATTTTAGCGTCCTTAAATAGTTCGCTTTCATTACAAGAATTCATGAACTGAACGCCGCCGTTGTAGTCCATGCAAATCGCCACAATATTAAAGTTCTGCAATAGATATAAAAAATATTTAATATGATCTTTTAATGAAGATCCAGAAAGAGCATAAGAATGCACTAATGTATTAATTTGTTTTTCCGCATTAATCTTTAAAACTTGAATAGCAAAATCGTCAGACGATTCTGTTTCTGACCAAGAAGGATCGACCGCTAATATATATTCATCTTCTGGATTTCCCACTACTTCAACAGCAGGAAGCTCGCCGTCAGGCACTGTGCATAATGCCATTTTAGATATTTTAAAATATCCAGAACTATCATCACTAAACTGTGCGCCGAATTCACGCAAGAATTGTGATTCACTCATTGTAGCTTTCGCCTGATTGATCAAATTCTGATCGTATAACTGCACTGGAGCGCAATCATAAGAGAACTGCATAATACAACGCTTTGTTTTTTCTTTATTCTTAGGATTGAATATTAAATTTTCATATTGCTCATAAAGCTTATATAAATATTCAAACTTGAATGAAGCAGAAGACAGCGCAATCAATTTATTATTGGGCCAGATATATCTATCATCTTCAGTCATTTCTCCTTTAGCAATTAATTGTGTTTCAAGATTATATAGCTCTTCTCTTTGTGTAGGATTCTGAACTACAGACAAGAACGGTACAATTACTTCGTTATAAATACGCTCTGGCATCAATAAAAACTCGTCAATAATGATTCTATGAAAGCGAAAACCACGAAGCTTTTCACCATCACCCAAAGGTAATGCACGAATGCGACTTTTGCCAATTTCCATCACCCATTCATCATTAGACTTTGATACCTTTGTAATACATTGTTTTAAAAGATAAGCTTCAGGCTTGGCTGCAATGTCTTCTATCTTTTTAAATATCATTTTCGACTGACGAAATGAGCGCGACAAAATACCAGTCTCTATACCTTGATTTAAGATAGCATCTAATACAGCATAAATGCCACATGTATAAGAATTATGATTTATAAATCCATCAGAAACATAACAATGTTCATTCGCAACTTGTAAATCCACGGTTTCATTAAATGATTCTTCTTTAGATTTAACAAAATCAAAGAATAAATTTTTATCTATTAGATTATTAATTTTATTTGCTGTTTCAATATCAACATGATTGGATAACTTTGTGGCAAGAAGGCGATTTGTTTTTTTTCTAAAAGAGAGTTTTAAATTTTTATTCTTTTTGCAAATAGATTTTTTATTATATTTATTCGTTAAATATTCTCCTATATATGGAATAAAGTTTGAAAATTCACCATCAACAAATTTTGCAGCATTAATTATATTTAACTTATTTTGTTTTCTATTAATTAAAAATCCTATAGAATCTTTAAAAATTTTAATATTTTCATAAGAACTTAATAAAATTGTCCAAGCTTTGTTGCAAATATATTTTTTACCAGAAAAAGAAGATTCGCCTCCCTTAAAAGTTATTTTTGTATAAGAATCGATACCAAACAACAAAAGCAAAGATCTAACTTGTTTGATTAATTCGTAAGATGTACTGGTGAATCCAATTTTTGCACCATTTGAATTTCTTCTTGTTGGTGATATCGATGCGTAACCATCTGTATCAAATAATCCTCGTAAAATAAATGAAGCATTCTCTTTCGAGCAGTTCAATAGTTTATACGGAATTATTTTATTAAGAGCTTTTTTTCCCATTTCGAAACCACAAAATTCAAGAAAACTCTGCAAAGATTTATTTGAGATAGTAAAGCTTTTAGCTTTATTACTTTTTTTCTGATACGTTCCCAAATTTAGATCCAATTTATTGCAAAAATTGATTAAGAAATTTTCTATTTCAACGTCTTCGCTTGTTATTTGAATTATCTTTTTAGTAAAACACCCATCACCAATAAAAATTCCAAAAAAGTAATACCAATCTTTCATTGATATTTTTGCTGGATCTATAACAATTTGATCGAGCCTTTCTTTTTTAAAATCAAATCCATTAAATATATCAATTTGATTATAAAAATCACCATTTTTACGCATAATGATGCAATCACCAATAGAAATATCTTTAGCATATTTCCATTCTTGTTCTAAATTTTTATTTAAAATCAAAACCCTATGGTAATCTAACCCTTCCGATTCATAACCTTTATTTGTTATTATTTTAAAGGTTTTTTGTTTTTTATTTATCGTTTTATCTTCTACTAACTGCATAGAATTTTTAGCAAGAACATAATCGCCAACTTGAACATTAATAGCTTTTTTGATTCCATTATTTGTATAAATCAAAGCTTCTTTATTTGTACACTTACTTAATCCACGACTCCAAACCGCTAAAAAATAATCACTTTCTAGCATTGCTTTGATAGCCATATGTTGAAATGGAAACAATTTTACTCCTGTCATTAAATCAGTAGTAAAAGTAGTATTGTTGCGAAGAAATTGATAAAACAATAACTTCGCTTCTCGTTGTTCTATATAACCAGGAATCTTAGCTAATTCCTCATTGGAAATTAACTGCGACTTCCTTAATGCTTGATTCCCTGTTTCCCACATGATCTAAAAAATATTGTATGTCTACCTGCCACAGTGACTTACCATGATACAGTAATTTAGGTATAATATCTAAAGATTTATTTCTGCTTCCAGTAAATATAAACTGAATATGTCTAGGATATTTATGACATAAGTTACGCATATTATGGAAAATATATTCTAAATTTGTTTTTCTATTGAACTTGCGTTGATTTATTAAGATACTATTTATGCTGCTTTCTACCACAACGAACAGATAACAATTTAATTCTACAGCCTTGACAACTTCTCTTTCAAATCTTTCTATTCCAGAAGCCATTGTACCTAGAAAATCAGATTCGCTTTTTCTATCTACAAAAGTGTTAGTAAAATATTTTTTATCAGCAATCAAATAATCTCCTACGAATATCTTTTCAATTTTAGACTTTGAAAACTCTAAAGGATCTTGTTCTCTCGTATCAATTAGAATAGGAAGATGCGAAACATCAGTTTTATTAAATGTTTCTGGTAAGTTTTTATTGTACAATGGTTGTATATTTAATAAATTACATGCGGCAGTGTAAGAATTAAAATGTTTCTTATAAATATTTAAACTTGGCAAATCGAGAGTTATTAATTCGTTATGAAACGGCGCAAAATGATATTGTTTTTCATCTATTCTCTTTTTAAGCATCTCAATACATTTTGCTTTTACTATTTCTGAATTTGACGAGCTTTCCCATTTAAGAAACTCAGTATAATCTAGAAATTCCATTTCAAAATACTGTTTCTTATTTTTGAAAGGTATTTGTTGACGATAATAAAGCGAATGTCGCGGATAATATTTGCAATAATATTCAGCTTGATAAATATTATGCTTTTTTAAATGAGCGTGAAAAGATTTATCATTATTAAAAGGTTCGCTACAGATTTTACACTGAATCATATAGCATCTTCTTTAGAAATTCCCAAAATTCTAGCTTTCCATGAAGACATATTTTCTAAACGATCAGCCTCTTCCTTAATTGTGCGTTTTTGCATGTCTGCAATTTGGATCATTATTTTACGCTCTTGTTCATCTTGAAATAATTCCACAAGGTTAAGAATAGAAGCGTTTTTTTGATGCGTTTGTTCTACTCTCTTTGAGCGTTCGCCGTTCAATTTTTGAATACTCTTATCAATACGACCAGCACATTGATTATATTCTTCAGAGATAGTCTTAAGAACTTCAGTTAGACGCATAGTAAAATCTTTCTGATCTTGCGTCTCATTAAACATGTCGTTTATCTTATTCTTTTTGATATCTATCTGACGTAGATTAATATAATCCATGCAAACATTTATATATAAATTAATTTCATCAATCGTAAGATCTGGCTTGTCCCAAACAGATCGCACGAACTCTGCTTCAAATAACTCTTTGTCTGTAGAGCTATTATAAGAATCATAATTACCAACAAAACGCGGACTTGATAAATAAGTCAGTAGTTTTTCCATACATTTTCTATGTTGCAAAGATAATTTTTCTTCAGAAATATTTTGGCCGCACCATTTGTTGGCTTTATTTATTACCGTTTTAATAGAACGAGGTACTGAATATTTATCACCAACTCCAGATTCGTTATCTACTAAATGATCTGGATATTTTTCTTTAATATATCTTTGAACAGCACGATATTCTGCTGTAATAAAAATATTTAAATTCTCAACGCCTACAAACTTCTCATGAAATATTAGTTCTGTAACTTGTCTTGGTGTGATTCCTGTTTTTATGTTTTGATCAATGAATTCGCAATTTTCTTTTGATAATATTTCTACTGTCTGAGTTGGCTTGGGCTTTTCTTGCTTCTTGGAAAATCCAGTTGTTATTAAAAAATCTCTAACGAGTTTTGCCTCTTTAGCTCTACCCGTTAAATCTTCACGATTATAAAGCAAATTAGCTAGAACAACATAATCTTGAGTTCCTTCGTTAATTTTTTTTAATATAAATGCTTTATTTTCGTCTGTTAACATATTAAGATTAGAAGATATCGTTTTCTTTTAACAACAACTTAGCTTTAATATACAGCATTTTTTTTAAATTTTTTATTTGTTTATAGCCAGCTTTTCTACCTTTTTCGCTTGTCTTGAATTTCAAAATACTAGCGACTTGATCATCATTTAAATTATCTATAAAAAACATTTTATAAATAAAAAAGTGTTTATCGCTTAAATTATTTTTCATTAAATTATGAAGCTTGCTTTCGGCGTTTTTATAATCATAGCTGACACTAGACTCGCAATTCATAAAATAATTTTTATGGTTTTCTAAACTAACTGTGATTTTAACATCATAAGCGGACTTCTTTACCTTTTCCCATTTGGCGTACAATGGACACTCGTTGCATTGTTTACCAGTAGTGGTGAAACCACACGACATTTCTATTCCTGAATCGCCTTCTTTATTTTGATTGAAAGGGCAAGACAAACAAGGACGCGCAAAGCTTGTGTAATTATTTCTTATTATATTTCTTATCTGATTGGTAGCTATGCGATTCACCCAAGGCTCAATTGCTCGCGATTGATCCCATAGATGCCACTTTTTATGTATGTGGACTTTAATAATCTGCTCAATATCTTCAAAATCAAACCAAGTAATCGCTTTTAACTTCCATTTATTTTTTCGCTTTTTGATCACTTGGTCTATTATTTCATACATGTCTTCAAATTTTTTCTTTTTACGATTCATCTATGTCTTGTATTGGCC